AGGAGCTGTGTTTATTAGAGGTATACAAGTTTATGATACAGCTGGATCTGAAACTACAGGAGCTAATAGATGGTTAGAGAAAAAAGATTATACATACTTACAAGAATATCAAGATGTAACAGGAACATCTGCAGCACAAGGTCAACCTAAATATTACGCTATGTTTGGTGGTGCTACAGGAGAGTCTGATACTACATCAGGACGTATAGCTTTTGCTCCAGTTCCTAATACCACATATAGATTTAGAGTTCACTTTGATAAAGCACCTGATCTTTTAGAGGGTGATAATACTAATTACATAAGTCTTAATTTTCCAAATGGATTATTATATGCATGTTTAGTGGAGGCATACGGCTTCTTAAAAGGCCCAATGGATATGTTGACATTATACGAACAAAAGTATAAACAAGAAGTACAGAAGTTTGCTGC